TAAGAGATGAGTTCGGGTAGATGCCTGTGTTCTTGGTAACGGTGATTGAAGTTGCGCCCTTGAGGATTGTAGCTGTGTTGAGAGCGTTAGGGAAACCATTTACGTAGGTGTATTGGCAAGCGTATTCATTGCCGTATTGTGCGCCTGGGAACATTGAAGTTCCAAACTGATAAGCGGTTGACGCCCCTGGGTTCCAGTTGGTATTTACAATGAACTGGTAGCGCTCGATTTGAGTGTTGTTAATTGTCAGGGTAATTGGAGTCTGCCCACCGATAGGGCCTTGTGCTGCATAAGAAAAGGCACGAAGTTCAAGAACAGGCCAGCCGTAAGGGTGGATAATGAACTGTCCTCGACGGTTAATTGAGGCTCGTCCATTCTCGGTGTTGACAGTTGCGGAGAGTGAGGCCAATGCACCTGCAGCGTAAGCGTCTACCTTTGCTGATGCCTGGTAGATGAGTTGGGCTAGAGCTGCGTCTTGAGCGTTGACACTTGTGTTAGGGACAAGGTTAGTAAAGTCAAGGCTTGCTGCAATAGCAGAGTTCTTGATGTCTTGAATTGTGACATAAGGAACTGTGTCGTTTTCGTCTAATACCCAAGGTGCATAAATTGTCATGTTTCGCTCTCCGGCGTTAGTTCGGTGCAGCCACATTTACCGCACTTGTCTCGAAAGACATTTACGAAGTCGCACTCGTTACAGATGAATCCCTTGGCATTTCTAAATGTAATTCCAGCCACGGCAAAGTCTCCTGACGATACAAGCTTCTTAGCCATGTCTTGGTCAGCGTGAAACGTACCGTCTTTCTGTTGGTTGACGGTCTTGCCTTCAAACTCAACTGACTTCAGGTTCTTGTCTGATCCAATAATTCTCATGCGTTCCCTTTGCGAATAGAGCAAGGAGTCAGGCTGGACGAAGGGGAACATCCAGCCCGACTCAACTTGCTAATTGCTAAGCAGTGATGCCTAGCGACTTACAGGACTACAGAGTTGTAGTAATTCCTGTGAGGATTCCATCGAAACCAGGTGTGTGGAACACGAATGAACCGTACTGGTAGGTGGAGAGGTCCCAAGACATCCCGATCTGGGGCCATTCGATTGTGGTGAGGTCCACCACGTTGTCAATGGTCGCAGTTCCTGGAACGCCTGATACTGGTGAAGGAAGTGTGGTTGAGTGAGCAATCACAACACCTTCTGGAATGAATGGGTGAGCAACGATGTTTAGTGCTGGTCCACCTACTGGTGAGGTGATTCCTGTTACTGCACCACCAACGATGATTCCGTCATCGCCAGTCATGTAGTTAGCACGGTATGAAGTTGCAGAACCCTGTTGCTGAATCTCAGCAAGCAAAGCAGCCTGGATACGGCCAGAAGTGTAAAGCGTTCCTGGCTGAGCACGGTTAGTTTCCCACATCTCTACAAGCATTGTGTTGATTTCGCCGAATGGTGCAGCAGTTCCAAGAGGACCGTTAACGGCCTTCACGTAGCCAGCTGCAGCAGGAGTTGATCCGTTACCCAAGAGGGTAGAAATCATTCCTGTGTATCCTGTTGTTCCTAGTGCTGTTCCACCGAACTGGTACGCAGGTGATGAACCGTTGTCCGCAGATGTTGATGGAAGAGTAGGTGTTACAGCAAACAAGACTGGGAATGAACCCGATGCTGTGCTTGTTGTGCGACCAACGTAGTGAATACCACTTACGGTTACATAGACGTTAAGGGCAACTGCTCCAACTGGTACAGAGTTAAGAGCAACTGTGACTGACTCACCGGCTGCAACTGTTGTGCTTTGACCTGTAAGGGCCTTTGATTCTCCGAATGCTGAAGAGATAGTTACCAATGGTGTGTATGTTCCAGCAGGAAGTCCTGTGGCAGTTCCACCGTTGCTTGTAGTTGCAGTTACACCAGCAACAGGAAGAACATCTGAAGTTGAGTTCAGGATGTTGTTTTCTTCACCGAGCATGTGTGAGTAAATAGCAGCAGTGTTAGAGAGCTGGCGAAGGTCTGTGAAACCCTGTGCAGCGAACTGTGCCTGGTACTCAACTGAGTCTGAAATACCGTTCTCAACAAAAGGCACGACAAGAGCGTCGGCAGAGTATGAGATGGTGTTTGGACGGTTCAGTGTGATGCCGTTGTATGTTGAAGTGTTAGTAGCCGAGTTGAAGAATGTGTTCAAGTTCGGTACGCCACCTGTGCGTGAGTTGCTGTAACCAGTGATCTGACGAATCTGAACAGCCTGACCCTGTGCCTTACGGCGTGGAATCGAGTTGCGAAGAGGTGTCATAACAGGTACTAGGAATTCAATGCTGTCCTGAAGGTCGAAAGGTGTGAAACCTACGTTGCCAGGGTTGTAGTTAAGAGGGTTGGTGTTAGACCAAGGTCCTGAGTTCTTAGCTACGTCTGCTTCTACTGACTTTGAGAATAGAGCGATTGTCTCGTCTGAAGCGCCAGCCTTTGTCAATGCGTCGAGCGCAGTTGAAGCAGGGTTAGCAGTCTTGACAACGCCTTCTGTCTTTGAGAAGTTGAGTCCGCCCACTGACTTCAGTGCGAGGTTCTCGGTAATCTTTGTGCTCATTGCAGACTTGTAAGCCTCGAAGCGTGCTAGACGCTGTGATGCTGGTAGTCCACCAAAGAGCTGATCAACTGATGGAGTTGATAGTGCCATGTGAATGGTTCCTTTAGTTTAGGGGTTAGTTTTGTTCCGTTGCAGCAAGTTGAGCCTCAAGCTCGTCTGCCTTACGGTTGTAAAGTTCACGGAGTGCTGCGTCAGCCGTAACAGTTTTAGCCTGTTCTCTAGCTGTCTTAATTTCCATGCGTAACTTGGCAGCCTTGGTGATTGACTCACCACGCTTGTCAGGTCGGATGAGTGAAATGTCACTCGGAGCCGCAAAGTTTTTAACAATGTCCATCTCAGCCTTTAGCAGTTCTAACTGCTCTATCGCTTCGCTGTGCGCTGTCTTGATTGCGGTTAATTCGTCGTTCACACCGAGGGCTTTTAGTACCTCGGTCTTGAACTCAGACTTTATTTCGTCAGTAGCGTCTGATGCGCCAACTGCCTTGACTAGGTCGGCTGATACGCCGAGTCCAATGTATGCCATGTCATCTCCTGATTCGTCCATGTCCCATCCTGTGAATGGAGCTTCTGTTTCGTTTTCTGATGCTTCGTCTGTCCACCAATCCAAGAACATGGATAGTGAGCAAAGAAGTTCTGTTACATCGCAGATTTCGTTTTCTTCCCCTGCGAGCATTTCATCAAGTTCTTCCTTGATGAGAGCAATAAGTCCTGCACGGACAGCGATTAGTTCTGCTGGGTCGTGCATGAGGTCGTCGGCCTTCTCTACGTCAGCTTCTACGGCCTTCCAGTTGTCAGGGATTAAGTCCTCTTTGCCAAGTGCCTTAGCACGTGACTTGATGTGAGCCTTAACTGCTGCTGGGTTCTTTGCACGGCCTGATGCCTGAATAGCGTTCTTCAAGTCCTTAACAGTCTTGATTGGGTATGATCCGTCAGACATAGCTGCACCTGATTCGGCTGCTGTTTCACGCTCTGCTGTTGTGAACTCACGCTTCTCAACTTCTGCGTCTGCAGTCTTGAGTGGGCTGTTCTGAAGAACGTCAACAAGTGCTTCGTCTGATGTTGCTGGGAGTGTTGGGATGTCCTCTGAGTCAAGAGATGATCCTTTTCCAGTTCCGCCACAAGATTCGCATGCGTGAGTGGACGCACCTGCGTCTGCGCCAGTGTGGACTTCGCCTGTGCCGTTGCACCCTGAGCAAGCAAGGTAGAACTCACCAGTGGTTAGGTCTGGGGCGTTGTTAACTTCTTCTGAGTTGTCTTGCATCTCTACTGATTTGGTCATTACATCTCCTACTGTCTTTGCCAACTCGAAAGAGGCTGATGGGTTTGCTGGTCGGTCTACTACTGATACTTCTACGATTGTTCCACCCTTGATTACGCCGTGAGGCGCACGAGAGTCGTTCATGTCAACGTATGCGCCCTTGATGCCGATTGAGAAACCGGTGTAAACGCCTTCTTCGACTTTCATAGCTGCAACTGGGTCAACAATCTTTGCACCAATAGCAAAGCCGGTTCCCTGTGATGTCATTGAAGTTGCCTTGCCTACTGCCTTTGATCCATCGTGTTGTTCACGGATGTTGCCAATCTCGAACCACTTAGGCATGGCTGTCTTAAGCCACTCAGGGTCGCAGATTTGCTGGTCGAGGTCGAGCGTGTCGTCGGTGGCTAGTCCTTTGACGTTAAGGTAGCCCTTGTCGTCTCGTGATTTTTCTAAGCCGCCAAAGTAGGCATAAGTAATTTCTGACATTGTTTATTCTCCTGTAGGGCTTGGGTAGATGAATTTTGTATCACAAGCGCAGTTTGGGTGATCTGGTGGTACTAACTCTGAGATGTCGTGAGGATTGGCTGATTCCAATTCAATACATTCAGGGCATGGGTCTGAGTCTGTTATCCAGTCAAACCCGATTGCTCCGTTTTCAGCAGCAACATCTTGAGCTGCTAACTGATAAGCACGGTTTGTTTCGGTTGTTGCGATTATGTCTGCACGGTCTGGGTCATTGACGATTGCGTTTACTGCAGTCGTAATGGTTTCGTGTGCGTCACCGTTAGCAACTCCGTCACGGATTGCTGTGTAGATTCTGTTCTGAGTCGTGTCGTTAATTCCCTTGATGGTGACACCGGCTCGTTGAATCAACTGTTGCGCTCTAGAACCTAGAATTGCGTCTGCGCCGAGGGTCTTAGCCTCTGCATTAGCTCCTGCATCCAAAGCCACTGTGTAAAGGCTCTGAAGGGTCTTTACGCTTCTAGCGCTGTCGAAGTTAATGTAAGCGTCTACTGCTTGCTTGGCTGCCATTGGAGCATCAAGCATTGTTGAGGTGTTTACAGCGTGTGAGATTGCTGTGCTTACGCCGGTAATGCTGGCTGCAAGTGCCGCTTCGATAGCGGTCTTGTGTTTGCTAGCGAGAGCCTTTACTTTTCGCTCGTGGCTGTTTTCTTTAGTAAGCAAACCTTTTGGGGTATCGCTTATCTGCGCTTTCAAGATTTCTATTTCTTCAGCTGTGTGGTGTTCAAAGTTGAACTCACGACTGCGAGGCTTTTCGCTGAAC